AGTTCTAAACCCTGCCAAGGTTGAGATTCGCAAGAACAAGGTTGGTGAAGTTGTTTACATTCATCAGGATGAGAACAAGCCACTAACTAAGAATGAAATAATCCACATTCCAGATGTTGTCAGACCAGGTGAAACCAGAGGCATCTCCAGAGTCATCGCACTCAAGGATAACTTTGGACTTGCTATCGCACTAGAGTCATACGCCGCTAGATTCTTTGGTCAAGGTGCAAGCACCAACGGCATTATCGAGTTCCCTGGCAACCTAACCCCTGAGCAAGCTAAGCAACTTGTTGACGGCTTCGATGCAAGACACAAAGGATTCCGCAAGTCACACAAGACTGGCGTTCTATCTGGTGGAGCTAAGTTTGTTCAGACCACAGTAGAAAACGACAAGGCACAGTTCATTGACTCACGCAGAATGGCTGTCGAGGATGTCGCTAGAGCGTTCAACATCCCACCGCACCTACTAGGACTACCAGGCACTAACACCTATTCCAGCGTTGAGCAAAACAACATCGCCTTTGTGACTCACACACTCAGACCAATCGTTCAGAAACTAGAGTCAGCTTTCACACCTCTAATGGCAACCGAGCCAGGTGGATCAACAGCGTTCATCAAGTTCACACTTGACGGCTTGCTAAGAGGCGATGCCAACTCACGCTTTACCGCTTACAGCGTTGGACTTCAAGCTGGATACCTAACCATCAACGACATCCGCAGACTTGAGGACTTACCACCAGTTGACGGGGGAGAGATTATTCGAGTGCCACTAGCCAATGTGAACATTGACGCAGCCGAACTTGTAGCCACAGACAAGAGAGTCAACATGGCTCAGAAGCTAGTCAACTCAGGTTATGACCCTGCCGATGTTCTATCAGTTATGGGCTTGCCACCAATCCTTCACACCGGACTCCCAACAGTTCAGCTACAAGGTGTTGCTCAGGTAAACCCAGAGGATCCTAAAGCGGCTTACGAGGTCGAGTAATGGCTCTCATTAGCTCAGGTCAGTTAACTGTCGGTACAACAGCAACACTTGTTGACGGAACAAGCACCTCAGACTTTAGGTTGACGATTCACAACATGAACAACGATGACGGCATCTACATCGGTGGCCCGAATGTCACCATTGCTAATGGGATGCAATTACTAAAGTTAGAAACTATACAACTTCAAATGACACCAATGTCTGAGCTTTACGCAGTAGCAGACAAAGCCAACCTAAAACTCGGATTCTTGAAGCAGGTCTAATGCCTTACTACATCACACAGACAAACCCTGACTGCCCTAACTGGGCTGTTGAAAAAGAGGATGGCGAGTCAGTCGGCTGCCATGACTCTAAGGAATCAGCCATTGACCAAGCTGTCGCTATCAGCATTGACGAGGGTACAGAGTTTGTTGGCGAAAGAGCAGCAGTTGGTTCACTAGAAGTTGGTGACTTTGTTTCTTGGTCACCACTTGATCCAAAGGTTGCCGCACAGGTCGAAATGGTTCAAGAGCAGTTCGCTGTGGTCAGACTATTCGATTACGAGGATGGCATTTTTGAGCCAACCGACAAGATGATGGTCATAAATGTATTCCAGCTAGAAAAGATACCGACACCCAAGATGATTGCTGTCGAGGTCGAGCAGGTCGAGGAACTTGACGAGCCTGAAGTTGAGGGTGCTAACCTGCCAGACAATTACAGACCAGCTCTAGCCGAGGATGTCCCAGAGGGTAGGGCTTGTGGCAACTGTTTCTTTTACGATGAGTCAAGGCTAAACGCTGAAGGCACTAAAGCTTGGTGTGAGCGTTGGGATGACTTTGTTGATGGTGGCTACTACTGCAACGCTTGGGAATCAAACGATGAGGAACGAGCTATCAACCAAGAAGCCCCTGCCTACATGAGAGCAGCAGCTCGGCGTGGACTTGAGTATTACGAGGAAGGTTTAGCTGGTGACGGCGTAACCCCCAAGACAATCAGAGAAGCAAGAGAAATGGCTGAGGGTAGAGTCAGCGATGACAAGTGGATAAGGATTGCCGCTTGGATTGCTCGACACTTAATTGACCTTGACTCACCAGATGCAAACCCAGAGTCCGATAACTACCCATCCGCAGGTGTAGTGGCTCACTTACTTTGGGGATCAGGGCCAAGCAAGCGAGCAGCACAAAGAACCCAAGACTACGCTGATTCGGTAGTTGCTAGAATCAGAGCAGAGGAAAATAACCGCATGGAAAACAAGAACAAGTGGCTAGATGTTGCCAGAGCAATCGCACTAAAGATTGACGGCCCACAGACTAAAGAGCCAGAAGTAAGAACCAACAGCGTTGACTTTGAGGTCAGGGCTGAGGGTGACGGCATGAGCTTTACCGGCTACGCCTCAGTATTCAATTCTCCATCCGAGGACTTGGGTGGCTTTGTTGAGTATGTTGCCCCTGGTGCTTTCAAGCGTTCCTTACAATCTCGCAACGAGGTAAAGCTACTTTGGAACCATGACTCAGGTGAGCCACTAGCTTCCCTTAGAGGTGGCACTATGCAACTAGTCGAGGACTCAAGAGGTCTAAAGGTCACAGCTTCCCTGCCCAACACAACTAGGGGAAGGGATGTAGCAGAGCTGTTACGCAGTAAAGTAATTAGCTCAATGAGCTTCGGATTCAATGTCATCAAAGACTCATGGGCAAGCGATGGCAAGACACGCACACTTGAATCAGTCCGTTTATTCGAGGTCAGCATTGTTAGCTTCCCAGCCTATGAAGCTACCACCGCACAGGTTAGATCAGCTCAAACCATCAACCCAGACCAACTAGCCGATGCCTTGCTAAAGCTAGAGTCAGGTGAGGAACTTGACGAGGCTAACGCTAACTTGATTACCGATGTGGTCAACAAGCTAAAGGCACAGCCTGAGATTGAGGAAGTAATTGACAACGGCCTTGACTTGCTAGACCTAAAGAAAAAGCAATTCGACCTTCTACTGAAAAGGATTTAGACATGGCTACCAAAGACGAGATCAAGAACGCAATCCTAAAGGCCGCTGGCAACCCATCAGTCGGTGTTATCGCTGACATGGCAGATGACCTAGCCAAAGCAATTTTTGACCTAGACAACAAGAACTCATATAACCCAGCCAAAGAAGCAAGGGTTATGGATACCAAAGAAACCCGATAGAGTTTCTTTAGCCCCAGCTCGGCCCCCTTTCCTGAGCTGGGGTTTTTTTTCGCCTATAAACTTGTAGCTAACAGTTGAGTGTAAGCACCGCTGTATCTGTTGAGTGTCAGCACCGCAGGAATCCCATAATCATCTAATCCGAAAGGAAATCATGTCTGATTTCATTAAGACTCAGATGGATGCCCGCAACAACCTAATCGCACAGGCAAGAGAAGTTCTTGACTTTGCTGAGGCTGAAAAGCGTGGCCTATCCGCTGAGGAAAACCAAAAGATTGCTCGTATCGAAGCTGACATCGACTCAGCCGATGCAACAATCGAAACTGCTCGCAAGCTAGCTGACAGAGAAGCTCGTGCTTCCGAGGCTGCTGCTTCATTCGCACCATCAGTATCTGTTCCACAGAACACCGATGCTGACATCCTTCGCTCAATCGCTTCTGGCGAAATGCGTGGATACGAGTTCGGCCGTGAGGCTCGCACCCTAGTACCATCCGCTAACACAGTTGGTCAGTCTTTCTTTGACCAGGTATTCGAGATCGCTCAGCTAGTTGGCCCAATGCTAACTGTTTCTGAGGTTTTCAACACCACCTCTGGCGAGAACCTAGTAATCCCAACAGTAACTGCAACCTCATCCGCTGGATCAGTAGCAGCCGCTGGAACTATCTCCGAAAGTAATCCAACATTTTCAAGCATCACTCTCGGTGCGGAGAAATATGGAGCTTTGGTGGCAGTTGCATCTGAGCTAGTATCAGACGCTGGATTCAACATCTCAAGCTACATCGCACAACAGCTAGGAACCTCTTTGGGTCTGCAGGCTAACTCCGTTCTAACCACAAAGCTATCTGCAGCCGCTGGCTCAGTAGTAACTGGTGGAACCGGTGTTTCTGGAGCCGCTTCATACGAGAACCTAATAGATTTGGTCTATGGTATAGCCGACGGGGCGAGAGTTTTGCCTTCGCTCGGATTTATGATGAGCAAGTCAGGTATCGCAGCAGCTCGCAAGCTAAAGGATGGTGCAGGTAACTACATCTGGACTAACTCAGCAGTACCAGGTCAGCCAGCAACCTTGCTTGGCTACCCAGTTTACGAGAACCCAAATGTTGCAGCAGTTGCAACTGGAGCTAAGTCTGTCCTATTCGGACACCTTCCAAGCTTCAAGGTTCGTGTTGCAGGTGGAATTCGTGTTGACCAGTCAGCCGACTTCGCTTTCAACACAGACACCGTAAGTTACAGAGGTCTAATTAGACTTGACGGTGGACTAACCCACGCTACCCACATCGGGTACTTCAAGGGTGGAGCTAGCTAAACCCTAGCCCCCTGTAAAAAGCTGGCGGGGAACACAGAGCG